TCGCCTAGCAGGCCAGCCCAGGCCGAGGTCATACCACGCAGGCAGGCATGGGCCACGCCCGGCGAGAAGGCCCAGTACTGCGCCCTCAGAGCCACCGGCACGCCCGCCGCCGAGGCCTACCGCATGGTCAGGCCAGAGACGACCCGCGACGGCTGCGCGAGCCAAGGCACCCGCTGGGATGCCGACATGGCCGCCGAGATCGCCGCCCTCAAAGAAGCCGCTGCCCAGGCCGCTGGGCAGGCCCATGGCGTGACCGCGGCTTGGCTGGTGGGCAATATGAAGGATATGTTTGAGACGCCGCTGGCCGCAATCAGCGCAGAATCAAGGTTTTGTAAGAAGTATAAAGTCACCGAAACCATGACCGACGCCGGGCCTAAAACGACCATCGAAGTCGAGAAGCCCTGCCCCCTAGCCACCCTCCAGGCCATCGCCAAGCAGACCGGCCTAGAGGCCAAGCCTGCCTTGCCAGGGCAGGAGGCAGGCACGGGAACGCCAACGGTGAGGGACTTGATGCAAGCTCTCATAAAACCCGGCTCGCCCATTGCCCGGCGTTTGGAGGCTGGCAGGCTGACTGGCTGATACTAAAAGAGCGCATTTTAGAGGCTTAGTGCCAGAAAACACGGGCTGATATAAAACGAAAGTATCAGTTGGCGCTGTTCAGCTTGCCTTTCGGCCCAGCCCGGCCTATACTTGGCCCGCCATGAGCAATACACCCGACACCCGACAGATCCCCGACGCCATCCTCCAAGCCGCCTGCCTCACCCCAGCCAAGGATGCCCAGCTATGAGCCACTTCGGAGGCAAGAAAGGCAGGCTTTGGCAGGCTCCGGCGGGCATTGATACGGCTAGGCCCGCCCTGCACATCGCGAAAGAGTGCGGGGTAGCGGTAACGACTGTGCTAAAATGGATGCGCGGCAAAGGTCTGCCAGTCAGGCCTCGGGGCACGCCGCCGGGCACTCGTTGGGAGTGGAAAAATAAGCTCGACGCATCAACCTTGGACTGGCGATTGCAAGACACCTACCTTGCCACCAAGCACAGCGTCTGCCGTGAGCGCATCCGCCAGCTCCGCAAGGCCGCCGGGCTGCCTGCCAGTGGCTCGGCTGAGTGGCTGGCGGATGGGGGCGTGGTGACGAACCCTTCAAAAAAGTACAGACTGGTCCTTGACCGCCCGCCGGTCTTGGAGAATCTTGGCATTACCAAATAGGTGCTTTCTAGCGGGAGTATCGCCCTTCTAAAGCGACTCCTTCCAAGGATCACCACAGCAAGCCGACCTTCCGCTAGAGGTCGGCTTGTTTGTGTCTGTTCCTTGCCCAAAGCCAGCCAAGCCGGGCAGCCCTAGCCGTGAGGCCGGGCACCGCTGGACATGCAGGCCCTGAGAAGCCAGTGCTCCCCGTAGCGGCAAACACGGGGGACTTCGCTGGGGGCTTATATGCCGGGGCGATGTGAAACAAATCCGGCAAGCACTCCTTTCTTTCTCTCATGTCCATGAGGGGAGGGGGAGCATTGGCAGAGAGAGCCCTCGCGCCTGCCTGCCTTGGCTGCCCGCCCAAGAAAGGCCAGCCCGGCCTTGCCAGCCGGGCAAAGTTGGGCTAGGCTTGGGCCTCTGCAAGATACCACTCAACCGATCCACCACTATGAAAACTCCCTTCCTCATCACCCTCGGCCTTCACCTGCCATTCTTTGCCGTCGCCCTCTGCCTGCCCTCCTGCCAGTCAGGCGGCCAGATTGACGAGGCCCGCCTTGCCCGCATCGGCGACGTGGCCTTGGCCTACGCCGAGCGCACCGGCAAGATCAGCCCGGAGGACGCCGCCTTGGCAAGGGAGGCTGGCAAGCTCGTCCTGACACCAGCCCCGGTCCCGGTGGCTGAGACGGCTACGAAGTAACGACACTCTCCACGGTGCCCGCTCTTTTTGTGTTTCTGAGCGTGCAGGCCAGCCAAGACGGCGGCCCTCACCAGCCAGCCTTGTGAGCCCAGGGGCCGGGCCTCGCATGTGCCCTACTCGCCGACCGAGATCCACGGCGGTGCCCTGCCAAAGCTGGCCTTGGATCGCCTAGCCCGTCAGTTCCTCCCGGACTGGCGGGCTTTTTGTTGCCAAACTGGCTAGCCGAGGCTAGGCTATGAGCCACTATGCCCGACACACCAGACACCCAGCCCGCCGAAGAGTTCCACCCTTTGCCACCCGACACCAGCCTGCTCGAAGTTCTGGCCTACATGGCCCGCCAGTGCCGGGCCAAGACAGGCAAGCCTGCCGCCTTCATGGCGATTCCCCGAAAGTTGGCGCTGCCCTTGGCAGGCGAGAGGGCCGAGGCCAAGCAGACCATTGTAGAGGATGACTTCGCCCGTGCCTGCCTAGATGGCCGCATTTCGGCCCTGCTCATGGCCGTGCCCGTGGAGCCCGACGGACCAGCCATCCCTGTGATCGCTATCGACATGCCAAGCCCCCTAGCCGCCGCCTGGACTCGGCCCTTGCCCCGCTACGCCGCCAATGAAGGCTTTGAGGAGCACCCCGTCTATGCCGCCTGCCCATTTTCCCGCCTACTTTGGGACAAAGGCGAGGGCGCTCGCATCCCCCAGCTCACCCGCCGCATCCTGGCCTTCTGCCACGACCACGCTACGCGCCACCCCGCCCCCGTCTTCCAAGCCGTCATGGGCCAGCATGGACGTGCCCGCCCGCTGGTCATGGCCGCCCAGTCAGAGCCTGAGGCCCTGCCGGACGACCCGGCCTTGGCCTGGGCCACCATCGAGGCCGGGCTGGAGGAGCACGCCGACATGATCAAGGCCTCGCTGGTCAAGCGTGGCGTGTTCGGCATGGAGTTCGATGGCGAGCTTTCACCCGAAATCATCGCCAAGTTCCAGACCGCCTTTGCCGAGAGGTTCAAGTCCCTAGCCGAGTATGGGCCACACCCATACAAGCCGGGCTTCTTTGTCTTGGCCGCCACGCCAATGGAGGTGCAGGCATGATTACGGGCACCGACCCCAAAGGCCAAGCCGGGGCCGCCAAGCCGCCGCTAGGCAGGCAAGAGGGCGGCAGCCACTACGCCACGCTGGCAATTCAGCCAGTTGAGTTCATCACCGCCAACAAGCTCACTTTCCTAGAGGGCTGCGTCATCAAGCGCCTATGCCGCCACAGAGCCAAAGGCAAGGCCGAGGACATCCGTAAAGCCATCCATGAGCTTGAATTGATTCTTGCTCTCGAATACGCCTAATGCCAGCCGCCCGCCCGCCAAGCCCTGAGCCTGCCTGCCCAGCCGGGCCAGACCTTGCCGGGCTGGCGGCTGGCCTAGGGCTGGATGAGGCGGAGGTGTTCGCTAACTTTGGTGATCCGTTTTGGCGGCTGACTTGTGGCGGCATTTACAAGATCCGTTCGGAGGATGGCGAGCCTATCGAGTTCCACCCGACGCCGCAGCAGTTGGTGGTGTTGGAGGAAATCTACATTCACGGCAGCCGAACGCTAGTGGTGCCCAAGGCCCGCCAAGTCCGCATGAGCACGGTTATTGCTTTGATCGTGCTCGACACCATCCTTTTTGGCTCGTCGGTGCAGTGTTCGCTTTGTGACATCGACATCCCAAACGCTGACCGCAAACTAGATGAAAAAGTGTTCTTTGCCTTCGAGCGTCTGCCCGAAGCCCTGAAAGGAGCCTGGACGACCATTAAAAAAAGCCTTTCGCCCGGCATCTTCACCATCCAGCACGGCGACGACGCCACCAGCAAGAGCACCTTCTACGCAGGTCAAAAGGCCCGAGGCGGCACAAACCAGATCCTCTGGATGTCAGAATGGGCCGAGCTGGCCGCCAAGCACCCGGCCATGTCTGCCGAGTATCTGCGCGGAGCATGGCCAGCCGCCGCCGAGGGCATCCGCATCATCGAGAGTACATGGTATGGCGGCAAGAGCGGCGACGTGTGGGGCATCGCTAAGAAGGGCCTCGACCCGCACACCGGCCTACCGCTTGCCCGCGACAAATGCACTCCCCGCACTCCCCGCGTTCTATTCTTCCCATGGTACGTCATCGCCGCCCGCCGCCTGCCATGCGCCGAGCCTAGCCTGATCCGGCCAGTGGTGCGGGCTTACTTTGCCAAGGCTCTGGAAGGCACAGAGGACACACTGGAT